CACAATGAAAGGACTTACCTGATTGACAGTCAAAAGTCAAGACAGTACTTTGAAAACATGTTTGAACTACATCAAATGAGCAAACAATTTAAATTTATAGATAAAAATACCAAAATACTTTTTGTGAGAAACAGAATACCACGAGCATTAATCAAAAGTAATATCAAACCTAAAGCGGCATTGATAGCATTGGGCGGTGGTTATTATGCCACAGGTACAGACAACCTAAAAAGACTTCTTGAAAATCTTCCAAAAAAGTTGTATTATAGTGATCATCAGCCGAGCAGTTATGATTGGCATGATCAAGTGATAGTACAAATATAATGAGCAGTTGTAAACTAGTAATCAAGGACGAAGTAAATGTGAAGTTTGAGAACTTATCTCTCGAATGGCGTAAAAGATTATCAAACAAATTCAAATACGAAATACCATATGCAAGACATTTGCCTGCTGTGAAGTTAGGCAGATGGGACGGCAAAGTATCTTTCTTTGGATTAGGAGGCACAACATATCTTAATTTGGTGGACCAAATTATTCCAATACTAGATGAGGGTGGTGTCTATATAGACGTAGTAGACCAAAGAGAGAAACACGAGTATGAATTCAAAGCAGTGGACAAAAACTATCTGTCACACATAACATGGCCAGATAATCATCCCGCGGCAGGACAGCCAATACAATTACGAGATTATCAAGTGGAAACAATAAACAAATTTATTGAACATCCACAAAGCATACAAGAGATCGCCACTGGCGCAGGTAAGACCATTATTACAGCGGCACTGTGCCAACTGGTCGAACCATATGGTCGTACACTTACAATAGTTCCAAACAAAAGTCTTGTTACACAAACTGAAGAAGACTTCCTTGCTTGTAATCTTGATGTTGGTGTGTACTACGGTGACAGGAAAGAATTGGGTAGGTTCAACACAATAGCAACATGGCAATCACTTAATGTTCTAGAAAAGAAAAGTAAAGACGAACACACAACTGAATTCTTGGAAGCAATACAAGGAATCAACACAGTAATAATAGACGAGGTACACATGGCAAAAGCAGATGTGTTGAAAAGATTATTGACAGGGCCTTTTGCACATTGTGGGATACGTTGGGGACTGACTGGCACAGTACCAAAGGCTGACTACGAATTTATGGGTTTGAAATGCAGTATAGGAGAAGTGTCAAATAGGATACAGGCAAGCGAACTACAAGATAAGGGTGTATTGGCAAACTGTCATGTCAACGTTCTGCAGACACAAGACCATCCACAGTTTAAAACATATGCAGAAGAATTAAAATGGCTGACAACAGACGACACAAGAATGTCTTGGGTGGCAAACACAATTACAGATATTGCAACATCTGGTAACACATTGATACTTGTGGACCGAATATCCGCAGGTGAGATGCTTGAAAAGAAAATTAAAGATTCTGTGTTTGTATCAGGATCAACTAAAAATATGGATAGAAAGGAACAATACGATGAAATATCTACTGCAACAAATAAAGTTATTATTGCCACATATGGAGTTGCCGCTGTTGGCATTAACATTCCTAGGATTTTTAATCTTGTTCTCATAGAACCAGGCAAATCATTTGTGCGAGTAATACAGAGCATAGGACGAGGTATAAGAAAGGCTGAGGACAAGGACAGTGTACAAATATGGGATATTACCAGTTCTTGTAAATTTGCAAAAAGACACCTGGGGGCAAGGAAAAAGTTTTACAAAGAGGCCAATTACCCGTATAATATAGAAAAGATAAATTATGCAAATCCTTACATTAGAAGATAGAACATATAGATTAGAAAAAATTCCGGAATGGGTTGATGAAAAAATGCGATTCGCAGTTTTAGATAACTCAGATCCTGAGAATCCAGATTTCTTTTATATACCGCTTATATTTCTAGAAAGTTTCAATGCACCTGCGGCAGTTTTACAGATAGGCGAAAAGAGAATTAAAATGCCCTTAGATTGGAAAATGTTAATTGGAGAGGCAGGCCAATCTGAAATGCATGTGCTACCTATAACTAGTCTAAACGACAGAGGGTTCGATGCATTTACTTTCAATCCGTTATCAAGTGCTAAACCAGATTTTTTGCCTATTGACGTTGTAGATATCTACACCGAAGTAAAATGGTACTTTCCAAAAACCAAATCTGGTCAGTTGTTGGCGGTGCCTTTGACTAATGGCCCAAAACCAATATGTGCATATTTTGTTAAGGATATTTCAAGACAGTGCGAACAGGTGGACTATGGCTCGGTCTGGTAGAAGAACAATTAAAATAGATGCGCCATTAATGGTTACCAAGGATAAGATAGCCGTCTGGATGGATGATGGCAAATGGGCAATGAATTTTTTTGATTGGCTATCTAAAGCAAAACTTAATGATAAACTTTCGGGTTTACAACACATGAATAGTAAAATAAAATTAACATTTGTTACAGCAAAAGACTGCACAATGTTTGGATTAAAATATGCCGGCAGAAAAAAATAGAAAATTTTTTGATTTAAGGAATGGACTGAAAGCCGTTGACTTCAGAAACAAAGACTATTTTGACCGTATAGATGATAAGGAAAAATCATTATATTCTCCATACATGCTGATGAGATATGTAGCAAGTTGTTCATCAAAGGACCCTTTCTTTGTAGAACACTATGTGGAAATGGTCAATGAATGTGTAAACAAACACTGCTTCTCGCTAGGTTCAAAACATAAAAAATTATTATGGATACTGACGGCAATGTGTGGCACATTACAACAACAGTTTCATCCATGGATCAAACCCATGAAAAGGGTACCTAACAAAACTTTAAAAAAATTACAACAGATTTATCCTACATGGAAAGAATCTGATCTAGAAACGTTGGATAAAGTTATTACAGATAAAGAACTAGAGGAGTTATTCGAAGCACATGGCATCGACAAATAAATGTACATACTGTGGCAAAACTTTTGCAAAAGAGAGAACGTTGCAAGTACACCTCTGTGAACCTAAACGTAGATATCTGCAAAGAGATGAGAAATGGGTAGTAAATGCTTTTATGGTGTTCCAACGGTTCTATCAGATACATCAACACAATTCAAAACCAAAGACTTATGACGAATTTGTAAAAAGTGCATACTACAATGCTTTTGTCAAGTTTGGAAGATACATCATGCATATCAATCCTTTGTACCCAGAAAAATATATTGAATTTGTTCTGCGGTCAAAAATAAAACTAGATCATTGGGCAAGAGATGATCTGTATGAAACCTATCTTATAGAGGCAGTCAAGACTGAACCTGTTGAGGCGGCACTGCAAAGAAGCATAGCCACAATGATGGATTGGGCAACAGAACAAAATGCACAATGGTCAGATTACTTCAGACTTGTTAACACCAACAGGGCAGTTCAACACATACAGCAGGGAAAGATAAGTCCGTGGTTGTTGCTAGGTTGCAACGCAGGCAAAAGGATGTTAAAATCATTTAACGACGAACAATTACAAATGATAGAAAGATTTATAAACCCAAGTTTTTGGCCAAGCAAAATTAAAAGTTATCCTGCTGATCACATGCTTGTACAGGACACAGCAAAAGAGGCCAAGATTGTCTAAGATAGATTTAGAAATAAGTGATGACATTAAATTTGAAGAAGGCGATTGTGCTGTGGTGATCAAAGAAGATGGATCGATAGGGAGAGTGATAGTGCCTGACATGAATAAAGATTACCTAAACACAGAAGGTTACAGAAAACTATTGGATGTGATTGATGTATTGGATCCAGGAAGCAAAGAAAAATTTATAAAATATAATGAAAAGAACAAAGGGAGTGTACACTAATGCCTGATGTAGACATAGACTTCTATGACAGAGACGGTGTTTTAAAACTTTTTAAACACACGCCAGCCACAATAGTAAGAGAAGACAAAAATGAAAAACACAAGACTGGAGTATACTTTCATGCTGTTCCAGAACATCCAGTGACAGGTCATAGTTCACTGGACTACAAGAAAGCAGAAGACAGAGGTTACTTCAAGATAGACATGTTGAATGTCAACATATACAAAGAAGTGAAATCGGAACAAGAACTAGTTGAACTAATGATACAGGAACCGGACTGGGATATGTTAAAGGATCCAAAAATAGTCGAAAAACTATTTCATCTGAATGGCCATTTTAGAATTGTATCTACTTTAGAACCTAAAACTATTGAACAACTTGCGGCTGTATTGGCAATAATTAGACCTGCTAAAAGACATCTAATGCACAAGGACTGGAAAGATATAATGGCAGAGGTGTGGGTACGTCCAACTGATGGATCATACTTTTTCAAAAAATCACACGCAGTTGCATACGCACAGGCCATTGTCGTACAGATGAATTTAATGATGCGTGATAAATATAGTTTTGATGCACTATCAAAAGACTAAGAAAAAAATCACAAAAAGACGCACTAAAAAATCTACCTCTTCTAAAAAGGATCCATATGGTTATCAGCCAGATAGTCCCTTAACACAACACTATCTTACAACTGGTGCTATACTTCCTGAAAAGAAAAAAGATTAGACCGGACGTCTAACTAACTGTATTGTTCGCCTTTTCACCCTCTTTTTAGAAATTTCAGAAAGTTTCACAGTAGGCCCATGTACTATTTCAATATTTTTAGAGTTTAAAGTTACTAGAGTGTGACGAAAATATTTGAACTCACCTTTTAAGAAAATGTTGATTGGCAATTTTCTGTTGGACTCGTGCCACCATGTTTCACCACATTTTAAATATCGCATCTTATCCTGAGGCATCATTAGTCTGCCATAGTCATAAAAACTGATCACATCTGCGTCCTCATTTTGCACAATACCCACAAATTCAAGATCACCCTTTCTTATAAGGCTCAAAAATGGGAACTTGTCCCTCAAAGTGTTAAAAATCTCGTTCATGCTCTATCTATAAATACTGTTAAATATGTATTATGCAAACAGTATCAAGGTATTTACTATCACAGTTGGTAATTGCCTACGTAAATGGTTATCATGGAAGGAACTCAGAAGTGTACGATAGACGATTGACCATACACAGAGGGGTGAATAACCCCCTTACATTCACGTTTAAAAACGAGGATCAAAAGGCCCAAGATATCACATCTAAAACATATGAATTTAATATGATCGATACGGAGTCCAAAAAAGCCGTAATCACCAAAACACTCACTGTTTTAGATGATGGATCTACTGTGAGCACAAAGGGTGATGCTAGTTGCACGATCACAGAAGGCGACGTATTACCACTACATGCAAAATTTTACAACTTTGCAGTGCGTGAAGTCAAGTCAGATGGTA